GCGTGTTCTATTGCTGAGTATGAGTCTGTAGCGTACTCACAAATTTCGTAATGATGCTGTTGGGCATCGTGATACCCAATGGTATAATGGACTTGGGGCATGATCTTTCAATCCCAGGTTATGATGCTATTTAGTATAGCACATAGGTAATATTACGCATTATTGTGTGGACTCACGGACCTTGCCAATGACCCCTGACATATCAATTTCAGGTGGAACTATTAGGACATAACCAATACCTAAATTGTATACTTTCTTCATCTCTTCCTCTGGTATTTCACCAGCAAGCATGATCTTACTGAAGATATCTGGCATCTTCCAAGAATTAAAATCAATATCTACTTCCAACCCTTCAGGTATAATTCTATTCACATTTTCTTCTATACCACCACCAGTTATATGTGCCATACCAACAATAGGTATCTCATCCATCAACTTATCTACTTGTTTTGCATAGATTGTAGTAGGAGTAATTAACTCAGGTGTATCCTTATAGTATATCTTATGCCTCCATAGCATATCATTGATCATACTATACCCATTACTATGAATACCACTGCTAGGTAGTGCAATGATCTTATCACCTGCTTTAATAAGACTACCATCTATAATCTCATTCTTTTCTACAATACCTGTACAGAAACCAGCGAGATCAATATCATCACCATATGCTTTTGGTGGTGCATGACGTGGATGTTCAGCAGTCTCACCACCAATAAGTTCTATACCTGCTATCTCACATCCTAGGAGCACACCTTCCATAATCTGATCTATGATAGGAGATATCTTACCAGTAGAAATATAATCTAAGAAGTATAAAGGTTTAGCACCACATGTAATCACATCATTGACACACATGGCAACGAGATCAATACCTATAGTATCCCATTTATTGAATACCTTACACATATTGATCTTTGTACCTACACCATCAGTACCAGATACCAAAATAGGTTCCTCATATCCAGAAGGAACCTTAAACATACCACCAAACCCACCGATTGTGGGTACTTTCTTTTTAAGTCTTTCTACAAAAGCATTACCTGCTTCTATGTCAACTCCAGATGTTTTATAATCCATTCGATATCTCCCTAAGATCATATAGACTAAACATTTCTAAATGTGCAGCAGCCATATTAATATCTGCTTCACCATCCACTTGCCTATCAACAATAGCAACAACTCTCTCAACAATATAACCTGCATCTCTTAATCTTTTAACTGCTTCTATTGATGACCCACCTGTAGTAATTACATCTTCAAGAACAGTTACCTTACTACCCTTTGGAAGTTCTGGTCCTTCAATCCATGCACCTGTACCATGTCCCTTTGCTTTCTTCCGAACAATTAAAGCATCAAGTGGTCTCTCATGTAGGGTACCGATTAAAGCAGTTCCACTAACTAAAGGATCAGCACCAAGAGTTAACCCTGCTACTGCTGCACATTCCTTATCAACCATTGCAAGCATCAAAATGCTTATTATTTCTAGTCCTGCACCACTTAAAGTAATAGGTTTTAAATTAATATAATGTTCACTTTTCTGGCCAGAAGATAGTGTAAAATCTCCGTGCTTATAGCACTTATCATAGATGATTTTCCTAAGTTCTTCTCTAGTTTCAATCATAAGGGTGGGTATTCACTCTCCAAGTCTACCACGTCTTCATCAAAACGTCCAGCGAATTGTTCTGCTAGTCGTGATACTTGTTTCCTATCAAGACCAGCAAGTTGACGACAATTATCTAAGCATTTATAGATACACTCAGCGTCACTGATGGGTGCTGATATCTCCCACCCTTGCTCATCATAATACTTCTTACCTTCTGTAACTGAGGCTTCTAGATGTGCTAAATCTTGTGCTTTAGAAGGATTTTTGTAGTTGTGCTTCATGATAAATATAAATTTAAACTGTGAGGGGTGGAGTCGAACCACCAAGTCCCGCCAGAGACATCAGTTAAACAGACTGACACGTTTACCAGTTTCGTCACCTCACATTGTAGCCCTATGAAAGGGCTGACATTAGACGTTGCATACCGATTCCACCACCAGATCTGGGGAAGAAGTCGAATGATAGAAATTCATCGAGTTCTTTCTCAACTCTTTCTTTTCCAAACTTATCGATAATAAGTTGAGCATATTTTCCATCTGATATGGTGTAGAAGGTGTCACGCATCTGTTCCTTATCGGTGCTGCGTTCTGCACTACCTATGGTTTCCATACCACCTAGTATAACATCAATCTTCTTACTTGTATCATCATCATTTCTAGCCATATTCCAGAAAGGTGATGTCCATTCAGGGAAATCAGTGATCATACCTTTACCAATTGATTTTTCATCATCATGGTCTAGTTCTTTATGACCAAATGCTTCTGCCCAATGCTTATATTTTTTAACATCATATTGTGCTAATGGTAATCCTATCCATTCACACAATTCCATTTCAAGTTGTCGGAGATCATCAACACCTCCCTTCATTTCAAACTCAAACATAGGGAAGATTGTTTCATGTCTTCCTGGTACTGCGTTTGGTTCTGCTCTATATGACGTAGAGACACAGAAAAACCCCTCTGCTTTGGGGTTGGATAACAATTCATATTCTAACCACATCTGACCTGTTTGTGGTAGTGGCCATGTCTGACCTTCATATTCGTATGTTGCTACTGTTTCTGGATCTTCACAAGCAGCAAGGATGCTCAGTCTATTCTGAGTATGAACCTCAAGAAAACCTTTAGACAAAAAAAATGACCTCAATAGGTCAACTGTCTCGGAATATTTCTTTGGGTCAATCAAAGCGGTCATAGTATTTCTTGACAAAACTTATCTATTTAGCAAGTTTAAAGTTGTAGTTAATTGCTATCCTACAATTGTGTTCTTTAGGTGACGAAGATGCATGAATAGTGTCACCTGAGAAGATTAATGCTCTACCCTTAACTGGTTCTACTTTATCAACCATGTTTGCTGACTCATCATATATTATAGTTGGACCATCACTATCATTGACATAATATAACATGGTATAATGCTCAAAATCCCAGTCCACATGGGGCATATTAGCACCCTGTGTCTGGTTCTTAACAAACATACCTGCTCTTATCCTAAAAACATTTTTTATAATTACATCCTTCTGATACTTATCAAATGCTTCTAGAAGAACTGGATAAAGTAGACCAGCATACTCACTCTTATAGTTATCCCTAAGAAGTGTAACACCGAACCCAGAATTACTATCATTCACATTATCATTGTCTGTGATCTTTGGTTGATATGACCATTTAAATTCTTCGCTGGTAAGTACTTCCTCTATAAGATCTTGATATGATTTAGATATAGCATCATTTACGATTTTGTACATCATATTCTATAATGATCTTCTTTGATGAACGTCCCACACTATTTAATGTCTGGGTTCTTTCTACTGTACCATCTAGTTCAGCAGCAATCTGTAGTATTTCGGAGATCAATTCCCCTTCATCATGGTTATTCATTTTAGTAAGTTAATGTAGGCAGCAATTACCAATAAGGTAAGACAGAATTGATTGTATCTCATCTCTTTGTTGTGTTACTCCTTGTCCTGTTGTGGATTGCTATGAACTTATCACCAGCAAATGTACCACCAAGACATACTTCAATCTCATCACCATCCTTCCAGTTGGTTTCACCATTCATTTTGGTGTGAGTCATTGCTAATTGAATTTCATCAATTACTTTTTGTGTTAGTCTCATGTGTTTAGTACCCAGATTAATCTACAAACCATGCCTACTATTAGAATATAGTAGGACCACATTATGATCATGCCAATTTTATTATGCCTACTTCCCCTTTGGTAGGGATGGCATCCAATAGGACCAGAGTCCCATCCGTCTTGCATGTAGTCTTGGTATTTCATTTGAATTCACACCTCATCATAACTTCAGTTAGAAATGCAACTAAATTAATCTCCTGATCTACCACAAATGCTGCCTTATATTGGTACTCACCAATGATTAGAACTGCTTCTGGGATACTCTTAGGATCCATATAGTCATACAAACAATCATACACCTTACGCATGATCTTGACTGGTTCATTATCCATATTCTGAACCACCCACTTCTTCATCTTAGTGAACTCTCTACCCTTCAAGAAGGTTACAAGATCTTCTACATGAACATCTGTACCTTGTGCAAGAATACCTGCATCAATCTGACCTCTACTAGAATATCTTTGTAACTCATTTAAAGTACGACGAAAGTCTGGAAAATATTTCTTAACTAATACTGCAACAACTTTAGGATCAAACTTAACACCTTCTTTCTCTAGTATATTCTTAGCACGAGTGAAGAAATTTGCTGCTAAAGACTGCTTCTGTGATCCATTAAGAGTAAAATCAACTACAGCACACCTTGAGTGCAATGGTTCTATGATTTTGTTTTTATAATTACAAGTAAAGATGAACCTGCAGTTCTTTTGAAACTCTTCAATCGACGCTCGTAGAAGTAATTGTACGTCAGGCGTTGTGTTGTCTGCCTCATCCACAATAATAACCTTGTGGTTGGAACTAGAAGTGAGAGAAACAGTACTAGCAAAGGTCTTTGCCTGATTGCGTACAGTGTCCAAGAATCGACCTTCATCCGATCCATTAATGACATAATAATCTGCTCCAATCTCGTTACATAATGCCTTAGCGACAGTAGTTTTACCAACTCCCGCAGGACCAGCAAGAAGAAGATTAGGAATCTCTCCTTGCTTTAAGAACGCTTTAAACATCTCCTTAGATTCATCGGGAATTATACATTCCTCAATGGTCTTTGGTCGATATTGTTCAACCCATAGAAACATAATTAATTACTCGTTGTCTGGTTCTAGTGCTATGAAATATTCAACATCAAGGTTTTGACCCTTGAAGTGTGCTACCTTCTTCTCAGAGATATTCACAACATAATTAACTGATGTTGCAGAACGTTGTGCCTGTGAGATGACCTTAAGGTTTTCTACCTTAAAGCAGTAGCAATACTCACGTGTATCTTCACCAACAGCGATCTCAAATGAATTACTTGTATCATTCTTTCTATCAGTGACAGTCAATAACATCTGACCATCCTTAGTATACAAGCATAGATCTGGTACCATGTATAGTTTAGCAGCACGTTCAATAGTCATCAATGTTTCAGATGATAGATCGAACGAAGCAACAGTATCAGGTACCGCAAACTCCTTTGTAGGTGGTGTGGTAATAATATCAGGGTCAGCGTAATAAAATGTGGTGCTAGAACGTCCATTCTTGGACTTAACACGACACTTCTTATCATCAACAATAAGTTCAGGACTATCAATCAATGAAACCCCACCCAAGAAGGTAGATAGATCATAGAATGCCATCTGATTTGGAAAGTCTTCGGGCACACTTGCTCTTGCAAGTATGTTCTTGTTGATGGAAATGGTGCTGATCTTACTACCTGGTTCAATAACAATAGACCTATTAATATTACTAAAGTTTTTTAGTAGATCATAGGTAACTGGGGAAAGACTAATACTCATTTGTCGTAATCAACGGTGAATGCGGTTGGGTTGTTTGCAGCGATTTTATCTGCTTGATCTCGTTTATCATTAAAGTGAAGTAAGAGGATGCCGTAATGAATAATCTTTATGATATCCTTACGTGCTGTTCCTTTTCTATCATAACGAGATGCATACTTAAGAACATTACTTCTACAGAATGCTTCAGCGTCACCTACAGAGTCAATCAAATCAAGTGTTTGAACATTACCGACTGAGTAGTGACCCTTGTAGGTCTGACTTATGTAATCGGAGATCTCTTTCAAGATCTCCTGCTCACTGTACTTTTGCATAGTTTACTGCTCTTCTGTATCTTTGTCAAATGCGACATCAACATCTATCTTATCATATAATTCTAAGAATGACTGCTTTGTCTCTTCATCGAATCTGTTAAGACATACCTTGATTGCCTTTAGTCTATCACCAAAGATAGCAAATGCACGGATTATGTGCACTAGACGACGTGTAGAGATCACTTCATCCACTCCACCCTCAGCAAATGTCTTACGGATGATGTCTGCCCAGTTAACTAAGTTCTTCTGGAAGTCCTCATCACAGCAATCTAACTCAGTGCAGTAGTTCTTAAGCATTTTCTGCTCAATAGCAACAGATGGATACTCCTGCTCAAATGTTAGAGGGAATCTCTCAAGGAATGCTTCATTTAGTACATTAGTACCAACAAAGCGACCATCCTCGGATCCTTTTCCTTTAGTGTTGGCAGTAGCAACGACTGTGAATCCCTTAGTTGGGGTAACATATCTACCAGTCTTCTTTAGAAACACGCCCTTACCTTCAAGGATGGATTGTAAGCATAGGATTTTATTAGAAGCAAGGTCAATTTCGTCGAGTAACAAGACTGCTCCCCTCTCCAGTGCTTCGATGACAGGTCCATTATGCCAAACAGTGTTCCCATCCACAAGGCGAAACCCACCAATAAGATCGTCTTCATCAGTCTCCACAGTAATGTTTACACGAATCAATTCACGATTCAATTGAGCACATGATTGCTCTACACCGAAGGTCTTACCGTTACCTGATAGACCAGTGATGAATATGGGATAGAATATACCTGCTTTGAGTACTTTTTTTAGATCTCTAAAGTTCCCAAAGGGTACGAAGTTGGTATCTGTCTGTGGAATCAAGTTCTGTCTCTCAGGTTTTGCAGCAGGAGCAGCAAGATTTCTTTCTAGTCTTTCTGTGATTGTTAAATCCCACTTACCAATACCTGCTTTATATGTCTTAAGACGTTTCTTAACAGTAGCAAGTGAGCACTCATAATGATCTGCTGCTTCTAGAAGATTTTGATTGTTTACGTCTTCACCATGCCTATCTTTTAGGAAAGTTACAAGGTCTTGAGTAGTGACGGGTACTGGTTCGAATGGCATGTGTTTAATCTTTGAATATGTCTATATTATAATGCACTTTTTTGGGTTGTGGTAATAACCATGACGGTTTTCTATCTGGCACACGTAGATAATTATCCTTCACCCACGGTTTAGATGCAACATACTTTTGATATGCTGTAACTGTATCGATACTACTATCATTCTTGATATCATCTGGCATAGCACGTACAAATGGGGTATGTTTCTCCCAACATGTACCTGACCACAACATACCAGCATACCTAATGGCATCCTCACTGGCATGTCTCTTACCAAACCTATAAGTATACTCCTCACACAGACCTATACCATGCTG